CCAGTGACGACCTGGTCGTAGATGAGCTTGCACTGGACAGTGTAGGTGTCCGGATACACAGCAGTGACCACGGCGGGCTCTGGCATCGCCAGGTTCGCCAGCCCTTCGGCCACAATCTCCGACAACAGTCGGTATATGTCCCTCTCTCCGGCCATTAGTCCTTCAGCAGAGACTCGTCCTTGTCGTACGGGTCTTCCACCTGCGTGGTGGTGGTCTTCCGTGTGACGATGTTGGACGGTGTGATGGTGAGATTCGACAGGGCCCTGGAGCGCTCAGGCTTCCTAGATGACACGCTCAGGTTGACCTTGTAGCCCTCTCCCTTGGTGAAGTTGTGGACGCACTTCTCGATGTAGAAGATGCCGTTGAACCTCTCGCTCTGGGCCTCGTCAAATTCGGCGTTGGGCAGGCCATCGACTGCTGGGATGCCGTTGATGAAGACGGCACGGTCCTTGTTCAGCAGGCTGATGGCGCTATTGCCGTTGGCCGTGACGTACACGAACTTGATGTCGCCAGTGAAAGCCAGCCTGGTGAACTCCTTCAGCTTGGCGATGCCGACGCGCTTGAGCTTCTTGATGTCGCCACCCCATTGCTGGTCGCGGTCCAAGATGCTCATTTCACGGATGCCGTACACCCCCTGGAACGCCAGGAACGTGCTGAGCTCGCTCTCAGACAGGTCGGATGGTGCCTTGAGGTCATCCGGGATGAGGACGACGTACGGCTCCTTCTGGACCTGGAAGTTCTTCATCTTTCGCGTCACCATGCGGATGCGCGTGTGGATGAACTGAGAGCTCATGCGGAAGGTGTAGGCCTCAACATTCTCGCCGACGGTGAGCTGGAACATCTTGGTCGGGTCGGTCTCGACATTCCGACGAGGGCCGAAGTAGAACACCTTGCCGTCGAAGTACGAGATGAGTTCTCGGTTCTCCGATTCCGGGTCAACGCTGGCTTCCATGTACGCCAGAGCTTCGATGACCTCCCAAGCCGACTTGTTCTTGAAGACGCTGTCGTCTGGGCCGGGAGCGGTTGCCGCCCTCGGATTGAAGAGGTCGATGGCACTCTTGATTTCTGGCGTCTGCTCGAAATTGGCGTCCATACCAGGCTTACCGACCATGGCCTGCAGGGCATTCGGGTTGTTCGTGCGGATGGTCTTGTTGTACACCACCTTGGTCTTGGAGATGGTGGCGTCCAGACCGAGGCCGTATTTTTTGACCAGCGTCTCGACGATTTGGGTCGCCGTCATCTTCTTGAAGTTGTCGGTGACTTTGTTGTCGAGGAGCAGGGCCGCATAGTTGCGGCCATTCAGCATGAGCTTGGAGCCGTTACTCTTGCTGTAAGTCGGCTCCGCATCGTCAATGAGGCCGACGATGACCTTGGCGAGCTCGCCCTTCTTGATGTTGTTGATGTCGTTGGGGAAGCCGATGTAAACGACTATTTCCTGAAACGGCAGGAACCTGTCGGTGTACTGCCCGCCCTCGTTGTTCAGCTCGATTGAGAAGTCGTCTGCCCCCGACCCCATGTTCTGTGTGACAGTCACGCGCTCCACGTCGAGGATATCGACAGTGGAGACGAGCTCAGTTTGACGCAGGACCTTCTCGGTCTTTCCGGTAGGTAGCGTCTCACTGACCCTCTCGTATTTGTAAACGTTGTACTCGACAACGCATACGGGCTGGTCGGAGGCCATGGCTACACCGGGATGATGAGGACTTGGCCAGGAACCAGGACCGAGGGGTTCTGGAGGTTGTTCGCTGAGGCGATTGGACGCCAGGCTTCAGCGTCGCCATAGAAGGCGTCAGCGATGTCCTCAATGCGGTCCCCGTCGATGACAGTGTACTTTGTCGGGGGATTCGGCTGGAGCTGAGGAAGCTGGCTGAGGAAAGTCAGCGACACTTCGATGTCGTGCAGAGCAATGAGGATTCCCTGCCCGGCGTTGGCGATGGTGCTGATGTTGCCCATCATCTGCTGGACGGTGGTGATGTTGTAGTCGATGCGCTGTTGAAGGGCTTCCAGGTCGCGCTGGGGCGTGGTAATACCGTTGGCCGCGTCAGCGATGACGCTGTTGACCAGGTCCCCGGTCTCGGTGAGCTGGTCAAAGATTTCGTTGGCCACGCCCAAGAAGTCGCGGACGGGGGAGTACAGCAGGTTCGACACGGCGGCAACGGTGTCGGCGGCTGTGCGGATGGCGGTGTTGATGTTGTTGAAGAAGGCGCGGATGCCAGTCAGGGCAGACTGTTGTTCCTGGACCTGGATGAAGACCGACGGCACCTGCTGGCGCTCGAAGCCCAGATTCGGGTAGAACTTGACCAGCTCAATGTCGTACTCGAAGCGGTCGAGGTTCCCGCGCTGTGCCACGGGCGAGTAGTTGAAGCTCTTAATCTTGACCGTGTGCTCGAAGTCGAGGTACTTGAACACCCAGTTCTTGCCAGACACGCGCATGTCTTGGAGCGTCTGGATGTCGTCGATGGCTCGACGGACCAGGCCACCATCGGCGGCGAACACGTCCTCAAGGACGCCTTTCCAGCTGATGCGCAGTGGCTCAGACCCGACTGACTGCAGGATGGAGCCCTCAGCCGAAGGGATTGGGATTTCGGCGATGGACTGGCTACCCTTGAAGTCGATGCGCTCTTCAGGGTTGATGGCGAATTCGAAGACGAATGCCGGGAGGGCTGGGTCCGGGTCGGCATCGGCAAGACGCACGATGTTGTCGCCCATCTGCAAGATGGACGGCACGTCAGGGAGGACGCTGACGAACGGAAAGCTGGTAGTGAACTTAGCCTGGACCACTTCTTACCTCGCCGTCTTCAAGCCGGGTGAGGCGGATGGCGTGGTCTTGCGGCCACGCAGGAGTTCCGCCTTCAGGGCCTCTTCGAATCCCTTGGCATCCTTGATGCCAGAAAGGTCGAACTTGGCATTCTCGATGTGGACGCCGCCCTGCCCAATTTCCCGCACCAGCTCTTTGATGCTCTCGCGTTGGGAGATGGAAACAGTGGGGGCGGTGACAGCCCTGGTCATGGCTGAGATGACGGGCCAGCTCATGCCAGCGTTGTGGAGGGTGCTGATGTCGGCACCGCTAATGGTGGCCCTCGCCTTCCTGGTCTGGCGGTCGTTCTCGAAGTCCATGATGCGCTCAGCCGTGTTCAACAGCATGATTTCACGCATGGTCTCAAAGATGGCGTGGACCACCTTACTCGACTTCTCAAGGGTCATGAGCCACTGCGTCGTCTTGTAGGCGATGACGCCAACGACGGCTGGCAGGGCGACCCAAGTCAGCACAGTCGCTGACACGGACAGGAAAGACGCGGCCATAGCCGTCGCGCTCGCGGCCATGCCGGACAGCATCGCCGACGCGGTGCCCCACAAGGCGACTACCTTCGGCCACGCAGTCACCAAGGCGACCGTGGTCGTCACGAGCTTGAAGGCGACGCCAGCCGCCTGTCCAAGAGCAACACCGCCAGCCAACACGATTGACGGTATCTTGTTGAGGAGCTTGGTCGTGGTGCTGACGGCAGGCAGGTACTTGTCGGCGACTTCCTGTTGGGCGGTCACAAGGCGGTTGTGCAGTGCCTCCATGCGGTCCTTGGCGTTGGCGTCCATGGCCTCAGCCGCACGGTCCAACGAACCGGAGGAATCCTTGAACTTCGTGGCCATGGCCTGGTAGTCGCCGCCCATCTTTTGGAAGACGGGGGCGAGCGTCAGGCCCATGCGACCGAAGGTCTGCTGGAGCAGGGTTGCCCTGGCGGTCTCGTTGCTGGTGGACTGGTAGGCCTTGCCAACGACGCTGAGCGCGTCCTTATACGACACATTGGCCCGCGTCGCGGCCATCATGGACGTGCGGATGGCGCGGATGGCTTGGTCACTGCTCAACCCGGCGCTCTTAAAGGAACCGTAGATGTTAACCAGCTCCTGCATGCTGAGACCCACGCCCTTAGCGAAGGGAGCGGTGCTCTGCAAAGCGCCAAGCAGTTCGGTGTAGTCGGTGTTGGTCTCAGATGAGACCTTGGCGATGAGGTCCAGCGTCTCGGGGATGGTCTTCAGGTCCTGGCCGAAGGCCTTGGTGACGCCGGAGATTTCCTTAAAGGATTCGACGTAGTCGCCACCAAAAGCGCCGACCAGCTTGGTCATCGACGCCATGATTTCCTTGGACTCCTCGATGGATTTGCCATCCTTGAGGAGCCTACCGCCAACAGTGGCGATTTGGTTGGATGTGATGGTGGAAGCGCTGGCGAGCTCGAAGGACACGCTCTTGAGGTTCCGGAGCTCTTCTGCGGTGACTTTAGACGAGAGCCCAACCTTCGTGAGGGTGTGCTCCATGTCCATGGCGTCTTTGGTGCCCTTGACCATGCTCGCGCCGACGGCGATTCCGGCGACGCTCATGTTCTCAAATCCGTGGAGCAGGTCTTTGACCTTAAGGCCGTTGATGGCGTCGCCCACACCCTTAATCTTCAGCAACCCGGACATGAACGTGCCAACCTTGCCCTCGGCACGGTCGGCTTGGTTGCCCGTCTTTTCGAGCGTGTCGTTGACCTTCGCCATCGAAGCCATGAACTTCTCAGCCTGGTCTGCCATCGACTTCAAGGCACCGCTGAGTTCATCCCTAGCTTCGATTGGAAAAAGTACGCCTTCTCCCTCAGCCACTTAAAGCTCCTCGTACGGAGACTTGATGATGCCAGTGGATTTGGCCTCCATCTGCTTCTGGAGCCCAATGACCCACAGCCTCGTAGCCATCGCGTAGAACAAGAACCTAGTAGTCTCTGGCATCTCCATCAGTTCCTCTGCTGTCCATTGACCTGGGAACTGATGGATGATTGCCGCGATGTGCTGGACTACTGGTTCTTGAAAAAATCGTCCAGCTCCTGCTCGGTGACGCCGTTCTTACCCGTGCGGTTGAAGCGCGAGTAGACCTCCTGCAGGACGTCGAGGTCGGCGTTGACCATGTCCAGCATCTCGTCTTCGGACAGCATCGGCTCGGTGCACTGCCGGATGTTTTCGAGCATGAACTGGAACGGCTCTTTGCCGGGGTCGAACTTGCGCTGGGAGATGAGCTGGGTCCTCGCGGAGGCCATCTTCAGCGTCACCGACTTCTTGCTGACAGGAAGGGTGATGGTGAGCTTGCCATCCTTGACGAACTTGAGGAGGTCGAGCGGGGTCTTTTCCATGGTGTTTTCCCTCTCCGTAAGGGTCCGGTTTAAAAATCACGGGGCGGCTGTGAGGCCGGAAACCTCACCCGGACGCGTCCGGTGCCGCCCCGTGGCTGTACTAGGCCCCCGCCTGGGCTTGGGCGTTCGGGCCGGGGGAGGTCGTGCCGGGGTCGTAGCCGCCGTCGGCCACGCACTCCAGGCGGATGTTCTTGATGTCGTCCGGCGAGCCCGTGGCGACCTCGTAGTTGTGGATGAGGACGTCGAAGTAGGTCTCGCGGGTGATGCTGTCGGGCGACTTCGTGGTCACGATGACCGTGAAGCGGGGCGGCTTGATGTTCGTGGGCGACGCGGCCTTGTAGGCCCCGTTGTTGCCCCAGATGAGGCGCACCAGCTCCACGTCAATCCACCCCTTCTCCAGGGTGAACGTGTACACCTTGCGTCCGTCCAGCGTCCGGGGGATTTCCTTCCCCAGCGGGTCGTACTGCTTGGTGTTCATCTTGTGGGACTGCGTGATGCGCTCGAACTCACCGACGTTCTGCCCCTTGAACGTGACGGTGACGTGTTTGCCAAGCGCCGGGTCTTTGATGAAAGGCATGGCCTTCTCCTTCTAGAAGTTATTGGCCGCTGACGACGCTGGAATCGAAGGACCCGGTGTCGTTGGGCTTGATGCGGATGACGATGAAGTCCGCCGCATAGGTGGGGAAGATGCCGATGTCAGCGTAGAGGAAGCCCGCCTTCTGGTCGGCCTCGGACGAGTACACGTTCACGTAGAACTTCTGGATGGCCCCCTGGCCCTTGAGCTTCTCCATGAAGTCCGTGATGCCCTGCTCCAGGGCGTGGCGCGTCTCGTCGTTGTTGGGCTCGGAGACCAGGTCCTGGTTGCTCTCGGTGACGCCGCGCACGATTTGGTCGAACAGGCGGCGGATGTTGATTTGGTTGAAGGGGAACGAGATGGTCGTGGTCAGGCCATCGCGCAGGCGGAAGCCCAGCCGCCCCTTCACCGTCGTCACCACCACGCCGCCCTGGATGAGGTCGGCCAGGTCAGCGTCGTTGATGTCCTTCTCCATGCCCAGGATGCCGATGACCTGCTTGTTGCTCGGCGACTTGTAGGGGTCCAGGGTGCCGATGCGCCCGGCCACGGTCGCGGAGGCGTACGCCGACGACATGGTCACGGTCGCGTTGGCCAGCTGGTCGAAGACCTTCACGCCGGGGTAGGCCAGCACGATGCGGTCGGAAGCCAGCGCGGCGGCACGGGCCAGCGTGGTCGCCTTGTCCTCGTTGATGGCACCGCCCACCACGGCGATGCGGTCGTTCATGGCCTTGCAGTGCACGTCCAGGGCCGTGTGGACCGCCGCGCTGGCCTGCCCGGCGCAGTTGAGGATGTTGACGTTCACGCCCACGAAGGCCTGGATGCCAGTCGGCGTCGGGACGGCGGAGCCGATGTAGTCGGCGTCGGTCGTCACGTTGCCGTTGGTGCCACCGCTCAGCGGGGTCGAAGCCATCACGGCGGGCAGGTTCGGGGAAGCGCCAGCGGCGGCACGGACCAGGACGGAGGTGTTGTTGAGGAAGTCCACCAGGTAGCGGGCCGTGCCGGGGGTCATGGTCAGGTTGTCCCAGACCTCCTGCTTGCCGTCGCCCGTGATGGTGAGCTTGACCGTGTTGGGCTGGGAGCCAGCGGCCACCGCCACCGTGTAGAGGTTGGCGAAGGAGCCGGGCGTCGGGCCGCTCAGGGTCGCGACCACGGCGGTCTGCTCCACCGTCTCGTTGGCGTAGTGGTCCTGGGTGGTCGTGGCGGTGATGGCCGTGGCCGACACGTTGGTGATGGTGACGGTCTCCTCGTTGGGCTGGGTCTCGTTCAGGATGACCTGCTGGCCGATGAGGAAGCCAGCCGCCAGCGGGTTGGCGCTCATGGGGATGACCGCGCCAGCGCCAGCCTGGATGACCAGCTCGCAGGTCTCGGCGGCGAGGTGGTTGTTGGCCAGGTTGACGGTGATGCTCACGCCGGGGTTGACGGCGGTGATGGTCGTGACCTCTTCGTTGCCGCCGCCACGGTCGATGATGACCTTCTGGCCGATGGCGAAGCCAGTCGTCGAAGCCAGCTCGACGACCACGCCAGCGCCGATGGCCTCGGGGTTCACCAGGGTGCTGGCCGCGTTGAGGATGTTGCCGACGATGTCGTCCTTCAGGTCGAGCGACGCGGTGGCCGCGTTGCCAACGCGCAGGATGACCACGCGGCTCGCGCCCTGGTCCATCGCCATCTTCACGGCCCACATGCCCGTGAGGAAGTTGGGGTTCTGCGTGTTGTCCAGGTCGCCGAACAGGAGCATGGCCTGGGCGAGGTTGGCCACCGAAGTCGGCGTCTGGAGCGGGCCACGCGAGAACGTGCCGATGATGCCGATGACGTCGAGAGCGTCATCCTGCACCGGGATGCCCGCGCCGTTCAGCAGGACCTCGGGGTAAACGCCCGGAATGATTTTGCTACCCATGGCTCTTTCTCCTTATGCGCTGGGCACAACGACCTGAGTGCCGTTGTACTTCAGGATGTACTTCTGGTTGAGGAACATCGGCTCTTCAGTCGTCACCAGGTCGCGAACGCGGAGTTCCCACGTCATCACCAGCCTGTAGATGCTTTGAGCTGTTTGTTCCGGTTCTTGTGGCTCTCGGCCTTCGAGCATCTTCAAGTAGATGAAGTTGCCCTTGGCCGTGGGAATCCTACCCGTTCCGCGAGCCTGCACGTTCAGCAGGGTCGAGAGCTGTGCCAGCATCATCGTGCGCTCCCAATTGGAGCGGCAGTACATTTCTGCTTGGCACAGGACCTTGGCCCGGTAGAACTCTTCTTTAGTCGTGACGACCCGACGCTCGAAGTCCTTGTCCACCACTTTCTTCTTGATGTGGTAGTCCGGGTTTGGCGCGAAGCCGATGGGCCAAAACGTCAGGCTCGGCACGTGCGCCAGCACCCACTTCGGGTCAGGGGGAGCGGGGTAAACTCGACCAGCCTTTTCGGCCTGGTTGAAGTACCCAGCACTCAGTATCTTCTTGCCAGTGTCGCTCTCGGTAGCGCCTTGCGGCTTGTACCCGACGCCCACGATGTTGCCTTCGAGGTGTCGCACTACAGCGTCAAAGGCATCATCAAAGTCGAGCATGGCTACCTGATAAAGCGACCACCGCCTTCCCTTAGCTCTTCGACGAGCGCCTTGCGAATGCCCATCTTCATGCTCTCGACCCTCATCCAAATCACGGGCCGCACGAACGGTCTCGCCGGGAGGGGCGGTGTCCTCAGGGGAAGACCGTATTCGTGCCAGCTGGCACCGGGCTTGGTAGCGCCGATTAGTTTCTTAGTCGGCCCTAAGTCGATGTACAGGACGGATGCCCAGAGCTCCATGTCCTCGACCAGAGGCGTGTCGCTCTTCTTGCCAGCGAGCGTGTAGGGGCTCAGAGCTGGCCAGGCCGGGAACGGGCCTCGTGCTGGCTGATAGGAACCGAGGGTCTTCTTGATGTCCTCGACCATCTCAGTGCACTGTTCGTTCAGGTACCTGTTGACTGCCTTCTCAACACGGCCTTTGCCTAGCTTGTCCAGCCATTTGCTGAACTCTTTGCCGTTGATGAGTGAGACCCTGAACTTGCTCACGGCGTCGGTGAACCCCCCGGCGTCTGCTCCGTCTTGCGGCGGGCCAGGAAGGTCTTAGCGACCGTGACGCCGCCGAAGTCCGTCCTCTTCACGTCATGGACCACGTAGTCCCACGTGTTGGCGACACCGACCCCGCCGTCGAGCACAGTGTCCACCTTGAACCGCATCTCGTCCAGGTTCATCACCTGAACGCCAGGGTCAACCGCCACAAAGAGGTCGCCCTTCTTGACGATGCCCACCTCGGTGGACACCATCTCGTTCTCCGACAGCGCCCTAACTTTTGCCAGGACGGCAAACTCCTGTGACGGCGTCTGCTGGTCCTTGGAATCCTCTTTCCACACCGGGTCCAGGACTGGCGGTGTGAACTTCCTGAGGAGTATCCAGTGCTCGCCACCTGCCAGGGTCCGGATGTTGTTGTCGGCCCTGACCATCTTAGCCGCTTGAACATCTCGGAAGAAGCTCATCGCTCCCACCCACGTGAGCCAGTGACGTAGGGTACGCCGTAGATGTTGTCAGGCTTCAAGACCGAAGTCGTGCGCTTGGCCTTGCCCTGGAACCGGAACCACAGGTCGCTATCGACCATCTTCAAGAGCATGTCGCGGTCGCGGTTGATGTCGGCTTCCAGGTTCCCGTGGACCTGCTGGAGCTGGTGTGACTGCTCCTGGATGGAGTAGCTGTAGTAGAGGCTCTGCTCCGTCAGCATGCTCTCACGCAGGTGTACCAGCGTCGCCAGAATCAACGGCTCGACCAGGAAGTCCGAGATGCACTGGTCATCTATGGACATCGGCACCAACGCCGCCAGGGTCGAGAATCCGACCGTCCGCAGTGCCACCCGCAATTCGTCCTCAGTGAAGAGGCGGAAGGTGAACCCAGCGTGGATGATGTCTGCGTCAGTCAGCGCCTGCTCGAACACCACAACGCCGTTCTTATTCACGGCGAACTCGTACGGGGTGTCGGGGTTGACGCGCTCGCTGGGGAGCTCGTACCCGGTCGTGATGGGATTGCGGTTCTTCCACACCACGACAGGAGCGGCGGTCAGTCCGGTGTTCCAGTTCTTGTAGCGGCACCCGTACACCTTGCGGGTGCTGTCCATGGCGTTGAGCTGGACTTCCTTGACCTCCAAGGCCTGCACACCGCCAAGGCGCTTGGCGATAGCCAGCGCGACCTCGTCAGCGGTGTATGTGGACTTGGTGGCCACGTCTTACTCCTGGGTGGAGGGCCAGACCTCTTCCTTGGCCTCCGCTTCGCTCATGCCGGAGGCGATGAGCTCGGCGTACTTCTGCTTCTTGGCGTCTTCTTCGGCGGCGGCATCGGCGTCAGCCTTGGCCTTCTCCTCGGCCTCCGCGTCGGCCTTGGCCTTGGCCTCAGCGTCGGCCTTCTCCTTGGCCTCAGCGTCCGCCTTCACCTTCGCGGCCTTGGCGCGGGCGCTGACCAGCTCATCGAGCTTGGTCTGCTTCTCGGCGATGGCCTTGTTGGTCTCGTCGATGCGCTTGGCCACGTCGTTGGACTTGGCGAGCAGGTCTCCGATGGCGTCGGCGTCCTGGTGGTCGGCGGGCTTGCCCTTCTCCTCTCGGACGCTCAGGTCGTACTTGTTGAGTTCGCCCGTCAGGCCCTTGAGCTGAGCGGCCAAAGCGGCGACCTGCTTGCGCAGGCTCTCGACCTCGTCCTCGACCACGGCGACCTGGAAGTAGTTGTCCAGGTCCTTGATGTGACCAGCCGACACGGCGTTCTTCAGCTTGCCGGGCTTGATGTGCGAGCCCTGGTTGGCGTCGAGGTCCTTGACCTCGTGGGGGCCCCACGAACTGTCAGAGGCGGGGTCCTCGTAGTGGCGACCGCGAGCTTCTTGGAACCTAAGCATGACTGTTCTCCTTGTCGTCTTCGGAATCTTTGTGTTCGTCAGTGTCGCCAGAGGTAACGGGCAACGCGCCCAGGGCGATGGGCTTGTCGCTGACCTCAGCGATGGCGGCAGTGACGACCGAAGGTTGCTCTTTTTCCATGACAGTCTCTAAAAAAGGTGCCAGCTTCCGACCGCTGGCGTAGTCCGTTGGTTTCCGTCCGCTTAGAAGTTGTACGCCTGGATGCGGAGGGTGGCGTTCGCGTTGCGGAAGAACGGGCAAGCGCGCTCGTACACCAACCACTTCATCATGCGGCCATCCAGCTTGGGCTGAACGGTGAGGGGCTCGCGCTCCACCATGCGGCCCAGCTCGACGCTGTCCATCACATGGATGGAGCCAGTGTCCACGAGCGGGGACCACACGACGTTCAGACCCAGGGCGCTCTTCACCATGCCCGTCTCCTGCACCTCGCGGGTGCCGAAGTTCAGGTAGAAGAGGAACGCCTGCTGGGAGCTCAGGATGCCCAGCTGATAAGGGTTCATCAGCAGGGTGTCGGGCTTGTACGACTTCTGACGCAGGAGGCCAGCGACCTTGAGGATGTCAGCCGCCGTGGGGTCCGTAGCCGTCGGGAGACGGTACAGGCCCGTGGTGGCGCTGTAATCCGGGGCCGGGCCCGGAGCAGGAACGGCGTTCGGGGCGATAGCCTTGTCGAACAGCCGCAGGAACTCCAGGTCCTCCTTGACCGCCATTTCGCGCCCGGCATCGTTGAGGATGTCGGCGGCGGCGTCGAACTGGGCATCGAGCAGGTCAGCCATGTTGATTTCGGGGTGGACCTCGAAATCATAGGGCGTGACGATGACCCAGGGGTAACGCACGACCTGGTCGATTTCCTCGCCGTAGCGGGGGATGACCAGGGCGCGTTGACGCGCCTTGCGCTGGTAGCGGTACGACGGGCCGTTGTCGAAACGGTCGATGGGGAACAGCTTACGTCCGAAGCTGTCCTCAATCATCGTTTCGGCGATGGGCATGATAGCGGCTTGCGCCATGTGCATGGCGAAGTCCTTCTCGCTCATCTCGGCCTGCGCTTGCATCAGCATCGAGAACTTGTCTTTGTTATTCATGTTCTTCACCTCCCTTCATTTAAGGATGTCAGCCAGCAAAAGCCAGCTAGAAAGCGGGCTTAGCCCACCTTCTGGATGACGGTCGTGTCGATTTCGGCCTCGATGGGGGCGTTAGCCACGCCACCGTTGCCGACCTTCGCCACGCCGATGGTGGGGTCCGTGTTGCCACCGGGACGCGCCCGGAGGGAACCCGCCACCGTGCCCACGACCAGTTGGTCCTCGTTGGCCACCACGCCCTGCACGTTCACGACGTAGTAGCGGCCCTTCTTGTACACGCCGATGGGGTCGCCAGCCTGAGGCTTGTAGCCCCACACGCCAGTCGAGTTCACCACCGCCTCGTACGCGGCCAGGCCAGCGGGCTTGAACCCGTCGCCAGCCACGTGGGGCTTGACGGTCTTCTCGCCGCTGTAGGCCAGCAGGTCGCCCAGGGCCACGGGGGTGGCCAGAGCCGCGTCCAGCGAGTTCAACGCCTCGGTGAAGAGGACGTAGATTTCGCGGAACTTCACGACGGGGCCGAAGCCGACGCCGATTTGCGGACTGGGCTGTTGCACGTTCGATTCGCTCATGATTCTTCACCTCCCTTCTGTTCAGATTTCAGGACTGCGTTCAGCCCTTACTTGTCCCGGCGGAAGATGCTGGACAGGTCCAGCGTTCCGACGGCCTTTTCGCTGGCGGTCGCGACGCCCTCACCCGAGGGAGCCTTGCCAGCGAGGAGCACCACCTTCGCGCCCTTCTCACGGTCGAACGAGACCGTGGCGCGGGCGATGGCGGAGCCGGAGGCTTCGCCAGTGGCCTTGCCGCCCTCGGCCTTCGCAGGCTTGGCGGGCGCGGCGACAGCGGGCTTCGCGGTGGCGACAGCCAGCTTCTCGGAGAGCTCTTGGTTGGTCTTGGCCAGCTCGGCGACTTGCGTCTTGAGCTGTTCGACCTCCGACGGCTCGGAAGCGGTGGCGACGGAGGCCTTGGCTTCGGCTTCGGCCTTGGCTTTCGCCTCAGCTTCCTGCTTGGCCTTCTCCTCCTCAGCCGCCTTGGCGGCGTCGGCCTCGTTCTTGGCCTTCTCCTCCTCAGCGGCCTTCGCCTCGGCTTCCTGCTTGGCCTTCTCCTCCTCAGCCGCCTTCGCGGCCTTGGCTTCGTCGCTCTCCTCTTCGGAGGCGGTGGCAGTGCCCTTGCCCTTGCCTTCGGCGTCGTCCTCGTCCTCGTCGTCGTCCTCGTCGTCCTTGTACGTGTCGGCTTCGGCCAGGACCATGTGCTTCTTGGCCTCCTGCACGTCAGCCCAGCACTTCTCCATGTGCTCACGGGCCTTGGTCAGTTCGGCGGGGTCAACGCTCTCCTTGTGCTTCAGGCCCGTGAAGTTCATGTCCGCCTCAGCGTAGGCCTGCATGGCTTTGCCATGCGCGTCCTTCGCCTTGGAGAACACGGCCTGCTTGTCCACCTTGCCAGCCTGCTGTTCCTCGGCGGCGGTAGCCAAGCGGACCACTCCGGTGCCCTTCTCTACTTTCACTTTGCTCATGTGTGTCACCTCCCTTCTTTAGGATTTGCTACCCGTGATGGGGTAGCCTTGCGGAACTTCCACAAGGGAAGACCCGACCTTAACCTTCTGCGCGGCGGTAGCGAGGCTGGGGGCCTCATCTTCGGCCCTCGCAATGCGCTCGTTGTCCACCGAGGTGATGTCGGCGTTCTCGTCAGCAGGCATGCGGGTCAGAGCCGCACCCTTGAAGTTCAGTCCACGGAGGACGCGACCCTGGTGTGTCTGCACCGCCTGCTTGAACTTCACTTCCATCGAAAGGCGGGCGTACCCAAGCTGGGCACCGCGTTGCACCTTGAAGGCCACATCCGGGTACAGGCCCCGGTAGATGACCGCCGCGCACTTGATGTAGGGGCGGTCGTCGTCGGAGGGGTCGGGGTTCTCAACGAACACCGAATCGTAGATGTCGCCGACGATGGCCGGGAACTTGAAGTCGTGGTCGTAGTCGATGGGCTCACCGACTGGCGTACGCCAGCTAGGAATCTTCACGCCCTTCGTCTTCTCGAACATCGCCAACAGCTCTTCCTTGAGGAAGATGTCGCGGTTGTTGTTCTTGCCGACGTGGCAGAGCTTGAAGGCGAAGTACAGGAAGTCGTCTTCCTTGACCTCGCGACCGATGAGCGAACTCGCCTGGCTGAACAGCCCAGCCTTGACGTCCGTGTTCATGGACGCCACGGCGATGCCGGACGGCAGGGTGGTGATTGACGAGTACAGCTTCAGCGATTCCATGGCCTACTTCAGGTAGATGCTGGCGATGGCGGTGAACGGGATGACCTGGTTGTTCACGCGGATGTAGTCGATGTTCACGTCGGCGTAGCCAGAGACCACGGTGCCATCGACCAGCGTGATGCTGACCAGCTTGCCGTCGTACGTCGGGTACACGACGCTCAGGGCGTTGGGTGTGCGCGTGACCGTAGGCGTGACCGTGGCAGTCGGCGTGGCGGACACGGTCGGCGTGACCGTGCGGGTGGCCGTAGGTGAAGCAGTCGGCGTGACCGTACGGGTGGCACTGGGCGTCGCCGTGGGCGTGGCCGTGGGGCTTTCGGTGAAGGACGCCGACACGGTGGGCGTCGCCGTGGGCGAAGCGCTGGGTGTAGCGGTAGCGGTGGCGGTCTTCGTCACGGTAGGCGTGGCCGTCGGCGTAGCCGTGGGCGTCGCAGTGCGAGTGGCGCTTGGCGTAGCCGTCGGCGTCCAGGTCGAGGTGGCCGTGAACGTCGGCGAGGCCGTACGGGTGGCTGTGAGGGTCGGGCTGACGGTGAAGGTCGGCGACGGGGTGTCGGTCAGGTTGGTCGTGAACTGGATGGAGAAGGCCGTGTTGTCCTGGTCTGACGAGCCGTAGCAGTAGTAGCCGAACGGCTGGAGGCAGTAGGCGGTGTTGGGGACCAAGCCCGACACGGTCAGGTGGTGTACCTGGCCGCAGGCTTCCGTTGAGGCGGCGGTGATGGAGAGGTTCGAGCACGAGCCGCTGGCGTTGAAACGGGCGCTGGCGTTGTACTCCGGAACGTCCGTGCGCCAGTCGATGAAGACGGCGTTCGAGGACACCTGGTAGGTGACGTTCGTGATGGTCGCGTTGGCAACCACCGGGAGCATCAAGGCGAGTAGCAGGCTCAACAGTCTCATGGCGTCCTCAGGGGGTCTTGGTCGTGCTGTTTCATTCAAAGGTGTACAATGCAAACTAGTACCTTCTCAGGTACTATAGTCCGCATCCGGTCATCATGCGCAGAGGAACCGCTGTGCTGGGCACCGGAGTAGGCGTCGGGGTGGCTCCAGAATCCAACAGCTCCACCAGAGACCCGGTCATGGTCGAGCTTGAAGAGCACGACGCCGTGAACGTGATGGTCTGGTTGTAATTGCTCGTAGAACCCGGCGAGTAGTCCATGAAGCCGAATCCCTTGGGGTTGTTCTGAGCTGAGTAGAAAACGTACCGCGAGGTGCCAGGGTTGGCAGACAGGGTCCAAGTCGCCCCGTTGCAACCACCAGCCGCGATGTGCCCCACACCAACCACCGTCCCGGAAGAGGTGGATGGCGTGAGCGTGATGTTGATAGGGAAAGGGGAACCCGTTGGCGAACCGATGGTACCGTTCGTAGCACCAGTGCCGTTGACACCGGAGTACGAGAAGGCCATCATGCCGACCGGGCCAGCAAAATAGCCGCCAGTTGGTGAGTACGTGATGTTGAACGTGCCAGTCGCTGGGCTCTGAAGAACGTAGATGTCAGTGAATGTGTTCGACTGGCTGTCCTTTCGGACAGCCGTCATGGTGGCACCGTTGAAAGCCGCATTCCAGCTCGTGGCGCTGTTGGTCTCGTAGGCGATGGCGACCACGAGCATGAGGTTGCCACTGCCAGCACCCTGGGTGAAGGCATGCGTGATGGTCCCAGTACCAGGCGCGGCGTCGGTGAAGCTGACAGCGTCGCTGTTATACGACGGAGCCGCGTTCAGACCGACGGCGAGCGCCAGCAGTAGGGACAGCAGACGCATTACGCCTCCAGGGAGCTTCGGGGGATGGCCACCGAGGTCGTGGCCGTCGTGCCGTCGGTGTAGGTGGTCTGGACCACGAAGATGAAGACATCAGTGGCGTCAGACGACACCGATGCTCCAGTCGTGGGGTCGTACACCACCGTCTCCAGAGCCTGGCTCTGGATGTGGACGACTTGGAGCGTCCGCTCTGCGTCACTGCGAGCACCAATCCAGGCGCTCACTTCAGCCAGCAGGTCCTCTGCGAGCTGGCCGGGCTGGCGCACCGAAGCGGCGTAAGCCAGCGCCCCCTGCTGTATCAGGGCGGCTTTTTCGTTGAAATCTGCAGGAAGAGGCACGGCTAGCTCCTTACTTCGTCTGGTGGTACGTGGCCAGGATGCGCACGTCGTTGCTCGCGGTCCCGGCGCTGAGCTGGGCGGTCCAGTTATTGGCGGCGGTCGTCTGGACCAGCGAGGTCCCGACGGGGAGGACGAAGCCGCCGCCGTTGGCCGCGAGCCAGCACGAGAACACCACACTGCCAGCCGTGGCGTCACGGAAGTCCACCCTCACCGTCTGCGTCGAGCCATTGCTGGCGACCAGGCTGTCGATGTCGTTGAAGATGCCGGATGAACCAGCGGCCACGAGCGTGGTCTCAGAATTGGTTGACAGCGTGATGGTGGCTTTGCCTTTGATTTCTCGTGGGCCGTTCAGGGCCGTGACCATCTTGCCACTCTTCGTGGTCATGAACGGCGTCATCGCTCCGTCGGAATTGGTAGCCAGGTTGGCGGTGATGGTGAGCGTCTTGCCTCCGATGTACACCGGATTACCAGCGGCTGTGACGGTGGGGCTCACGGGGCCCTGCACCTGCATGCCGCTGGTGGTGCCGCGCAGGCGGTCCCACGTGGAACCGTTGAACACCATCGGGTAGGTCTCAGCGGCGACGAGGTTCGGCTCGATGGTGTCGCCATCGGCGGTGCCATCGCCGTTGCCGACGACGTACAGACCAGCACCAGTCGCGGTGATGTACACGGGCGACGTGGCCGTGTTGCTCACGTTGACAGCGCCAATGTAGGCGGTCCCGGCGGTGAGGCTGACGTTGCCGCCACCGTTCACCACCGTCCACGTGCCGGATTGCGTCACCGCGTGGGTGCCCACTGTCACCGTGTTCGTGATGGAACCAGCGATTTGCACGGCGTTGGTGGCCGTATTCGTGACAGTCACGCCGCCGGAGAGCGTGGCCGTGACAGTGGGCATGCTCGTGATGGTAACGCTCGAAAGAGCGGTGCCACTGATGCCGACAGCTCCGATGTAAGCAGTGCCAGCGGCCAGCGAAGGCAGTCCGGCGAGGTTGCCGCCGTTGTCGAGGGCAAGGTGCTTGGCCAGGTTGCTCCCGGTGACGCCACCGATGACCAACACACCGTCAGTCCAGGCCCCGCCATCGGCGGCGGTCCCGACAATGCCGACGGTGTTGGTGATGGACCCGGCCACCTGAACAGCGTTGGACGCGGTATTGGTGACGGTGATGCCACCGCTCAACGAAGCAGTCACAGGCGGCATGCTCGTGATGGCCACGGCATTCGTGGGCGTGGACACAGTGATGTACACAACCAGCGGTCCGCTGGCGATGGAAGTGCCCCACACACGCATGTTCGCCAGGCCAGCCGAATTGATGTAGTAGATGCCGTCACCATCAGTGTTCGAAGCAGTGGTGACGACGGTGTCGTTGTCGGCCCGTACGGCACGAATTGGCGTCCAATTCGTGCCGTCCACCGTCCCCTGGAATTCGACGGAGCCGACGGTAGTCTGCCACAAGAGCTGGACGGCCACGGTGCCCTGGCCGTTGATGACGCCAGCGCCGATGCCGTTCCCGGCGGCGTTGATGAAGCCGTAGTTGGTCAAGTCATCGGCGTTCACAGTCGAGGTGATGCCGACGGCACCCAGGATGTTCGACCCGGAAGGCAGGCTGGACCCGCTGGAGATGACGACAGGGGCGCTGTCGATGACGGCCTGGTCGCCGCTGTAATACGGTCGCCCGTCGGCGAAGGTGTTCGCCACCCGCAGGTCGCCAAAGGTCGTGCTCTCCAGACGGCGCATGTGGGCGGTGCCGTCCCAGGCATACAGCAAAGCCGACGTGGCCAGGCCGTTGGTGCTCGCGGTGGGCGTGTCCCAATTCCACGACACGGTGTTGTTCAACGTGGCCGCACTGGTGGTGAGGGTAGCCAGCTGTCCGATTTGCGTGGTCTGGTTGGCCGCAGTGGCGTCGCCGCCGCTCCCACCGTTGGTGCTCACGAGGAGCTTACCGTGCTGGTCGAACTGGAGCCTCGCGACGTTGCCAGTGGTCAGGGTTACGCCACTAGCATTGTACACGCCATAGGGCATAGAGCCAGGGAAGAGGATGGCAGAGGTGTTGTCGCCAGCACTGCCCAGGTAGGTCCGACGCCACGTCCCTGTCCCGGAATCGTAGCCCATGGGCAGGCTGAAGACGGTCTGGCCTTGCGTGGTGCCACTGGTGGTCGAGATGGTCGAAGTGGACGTGACCTGCAGTAGGGTGCCTTGGCTGAGTGTCCCGGCCACGATGGAGACGGGGAACACGGAACCAGCCGTGACGGTGATGTTGCCGCTCTTGACCGTGACGGTGAGCGACCCGCCAGCTGGCGTGATGGTCAGGCCAGACGCAGACGTGGTCATGGTCAGGCTTCCGCCCGTCACGTTCACGTTCCAGTTGCCGTACTGGCCGACGTACCACTGGCCGTACTGCCCGACGTTCCAGAGGCCGTTCTGCGTCGCGCCGAAGTTCGGCGGGAGGTTGTTGATGGACACCGACCAGTTGCCGTACTGCTGAGCGGGTACGTACGTGTTGACCACGTTGACGTCCGTCGCCGCCGCGCTCGCGAGTGAGGCCACCGACAAGAGCAGGGCCAAGAGTGACTTGCGCATGACTTCTTCCTCCTACTTTTCGCCGACGCGGACGCTGACCATGCCAGCGTTGCGCTTGAGGTAATCCTGGAAAGGCTTCGTGTTCTTGAGGGCGTTGGCCATGGGCCCCGTGCCCAGGGCGATGGCCTTGGCCGTGTCGCGGGTGAAGAGCAGGCTGGCCTCAGCGTGGCCGCGATGGTCCTCAATCCACTTCTTGGCATCCTCGACCGTCCACTTCTCGCGGTCGAACATGTAGGTCTGGACTTCGGTGCTGTCCTTGCCGGGGCGACGACCGATGACGGCCTTGATGCCCTTCTCGGCGTCGATGTTGATGGTCCTGAAGCTCTCCTTGGCGAAGAGCGACGGGTCAGCCTGACGGACGCGGACGTAGTTGGCGGTCTTCTCAATCGGCATGGTAGAGCCCCACAGTGGACATTACGAAGTCTGGTGTAGTGTTGCTGTTGACGAAGTTGACGACCGCGATGAAGTGCTCGGGAGTGCCTGGGGCGAGCACAACAGGTCGGGCCTCACACTGTCCGTCAGTCAAGTTGTGTGTGAGGACAGTTAGGGAAGAGTTAAACAGCCGGAAGAGCTTAGACCTCATCTTGTGGTCGTAGCTCTTGACGGGCGTCTGCTTTCCGGGGCCCTTGAATAAGGCCACCCCTACAGCCTCACCCTCTTTAAAGAGAAATGCTAACATGACGTACACCTAGAAAAGGGGCTTCACCGGAGACGTCGGGAATTCTCTGCCGTCGAACACATGCTCCTTGAGGAGTTCGTACTTCCTCTGGAGCACCGGGCTTCCCTTGAACAAGCCCGGCGTGTGTATGTAGGCGGCTACGCCGTCGGCGATGTCCTCATCGTACCGCTCCTTGGGCGACTTCGTGCGGTACTTCATGAAGTTCTGTTCGCCGTACTCGGACACGAAACGCTGATGACCAGCGCCAGGCTCAATTGTGGTGGCGTTGGCCCACTCGTCGTGGAACTTCTTCCACCCAGTGTTGCCTCTGATGCCTTCGCGCACACGCATCTTGTAGTCGAGCCAGTGGCCCATCTCGTGAGCGACCGTGCGGTTCTTGAATTCGTCGCTGGCGCTTAAAGAGCCATTGTGGAGATGAACCGTCGATGTGGACAGATTGTAGAACCCGCCGTTGTTGGGCTTGTTGAGGTCGCGGCTCACCCTGAGCACATGCCCAGACTGCTTCAGCTCGTCGAAGTGCTTCGTGCCCTTGAAGGCGTCCAAGTGAGCGTCGAGACGGGCGAGCATGTCGAGCTCATTCTTCATCTTCTTGGTGTCGCGCAGACGGTCCCACCACTCACGGTTCGACCAAGCACCCTCGACGTTGACGTCGTGCTTCTGTGAGAAGTGGGTGGTCGTGAGGTTGGCCAGGTTCTTCATCTTCCTGCCGCCAACGGTCCCGGCCTTCAGGTCATCGACCTTGTCGAGGAACGTGGTCTCCTTGACATAGGTGTCCATGGCCTCGGGCGTGACGGTGGCGAGCAAGGATGCGGCTTCATTGTCGTCCCTGGGGACGTAATCAACGTCACCGAAGTCACGCCGCTCAGCCGCGTCTAGGTCGGTATTGAGGCCGTCGTTGTTCGGGTTGCCCTCGAACAGGTCTGGTTGCTCGCCATCCGGACCGTCACCGCCGCCATCTTCTCCGCCGTCCTCGGAATCCTCGTCTGGAGGAATCGGGTCGAGGTCGCAACGACAGAAGAAGTGAACGTCGCCTGGGTCGTACTCGAACTCGTCCAGGTACTTGGGCGGCTCATCGTTCAGCTCAAGGCACTGGTCGCAGGTCAGGTGGTCAACGACGGCCCGCCACTTGTACTTCCATTCGGCCCCGGCGTTGTCCTTCTCCGCCTGCTCGAACGCCTTGATTTGAGCATCCTGACCAACGCGGTACAGGTCGCTGGTGAAGAGGTCCGTGCGGTAGAACTGGCCCATGAGGCTGGAGGCCAGGGCTGTGACGAAGTCGTCTTTGGTGGCGGCTGGTTGCTCAAATGAACTGGCGACATCGTCGTGGATGTCGTCGAGCAGTCCGTCCCAATAGGTGCCCTCGCTATCGGCATACCCAGACACCACGTCGTTCTCGTCGGCGGTGTCGATTTGCGGTGCCGTAGCCTTGAGGGCCCGCACGACCTTCTCGCCGCCAGACTTGTGTCCGGCGCGGTAGGCCTCCCTGACGTACTTGACCGACAGGTTGTTGAATGGATTCTTTGACTGCTTAAGGGTGGCCGCGACGTTGGCCAGGAATGCCTGCTTCTCGATGTCATCGACTTCAAAGGCATCCGCGTCGCCTTCATCGGCGACGGAAATCTGCGTGTTCTTGCCACGGACATGCGCCTCAAAGTGGCGCACAATCTTGCCCACCATGTCCTGGTACAACGACTTGAGGGCGTCGTTGTGCGAGACCATGACGGGCGAGAGGCCCAGGCGCTTAACGTGTGGGTGGGTTGAATTGCGAACGCGGACGGCGTGTTGTACAAACTCGGTGGTGGCGTCGGCGTAGGCAAGGTCTATCCGATGCTCTCGGAGAAACCGCCTGTGGGTCAGACCGAAGAGCTCGTCGCGTGTGAGGTCGTGGACCTCGCCCTTAGCGAGCTTTTCGAGAGTTGCGCCGACGCTTAGCACCAAAGGCCTCCGGGCGGGTCCAGGACAGATGACGCACGTCTTCTGCGATGGCCGCAGTGCTCACTCCGCGCAGGAGTTGCTTGGCCCGCGAGGGCGGCTCTTTCTGAGGCACTTGGTTGGGCGGTTGACCGACCTGGCCGTCCTGCATCTTGCGCATCATCGCCTTCTCGCGGCCCTTGCGGTACATCTCCTGCTCGTAGTTGTGTCCAAGCTGGTCGAGCAAGGTCGTGAAGGAGATGGGCAGTTCCGGCGACCCGACCGACTTGGCCAGGTTCGAGAAGGCGTTGATGAGGCCGATGACCGACTGCTCGCCATCGAGCTCCTGCTGGGCCCACTTCATCTTGATTTCGGGAAGCTTGCCATTGACGGTCAGCCAGCCACGACGCTCAAGGAAGCGGTTGAAGATGCGGGTGGTGATGATGCGGCTCGCGTCGTTCTGCATCTTCTTCAGACGGAAAATCATCGTCTGGAACTGTGCCCGGACGGACGCGAAGTTGCCGCCGTCGCCCCACAGGAAGGTCTTGGGGATGCCCAGCACGGCGATGGTCTGCTCGTTGGCGTAGGTCAGCGGGTAGTCGATGCGGAGGGGCTTGCCATCCATGCCGTGGATTTCGATTTGCCAGTGGTACGGCGTGGTGAGCACGGACTTGCGGTCGTACTCCGACAGGAGCGCGGCGGCTTGGTCAATCATCTCCTGGCTCGGCACCTGGAGACGCGTGACTTTGTCAGTGCCGACCTTCATCTGGATGATGGGGTTGGCGTACCGTTCGGCATTCGCGGCCAGGGCCTCTTCCAAGGTCCGCTTCAGCTTCAGGTGGCGGAAGGCGGGGAAGAAGTCGCTGATGCCGTAGGTCATCCATTCAGGGCCCTGCCACTTCCAATGGATGATGTCAGGGATGTTGAGCGGTGACGCATCGACGCCGATGCGCTTGACCAGCTCCATGAGGATGACCTCGCCGACGTCATTACGGGTGACCCACACGGCGCTCGGGTTCAGCGTCTGGATTTCGGCGATGGTGTAGCGCTTGTCGCGGACCAGCTCGTCGCGCTTCTTGGCAGTCGCCAAGAACTCGTTGTACAGCGGCAGGCCCTTCTCGGCATGCCACTTCTCGACGGTCATGGCCTTCTTGGCTTCCTTGTCCTTCAGAAGCGAAGGGTCAACGGAGAGCGAAGCGGCGGTGCCACGGAAGATGACGTTGACCGCAGTCTTGATGCGGTCGAGGTAGTCCGATTCCGGCTTCGCCTGTTCGTAGGCCTGGGCGTAGCGCTTGCGGATTTCCTCAAGCTGGTCGTTGTGGTCGAGGATTTGCGTCAGCACTTCCTCATTGACCCCGCCGTCGCCGTCGTCCATCTCCCAGCCATCGACGATGTTGGCGAAGCCGTCGCCGAAGAGCATGGCCTCGGCGGAGTAGTTGATAATCCACGACTGGAGGTCGAGCTTCACGCTCAGACGCGCCAGCTCCAGCTTTATCTTGTTCGAGACGAACTGATGGATGGGCGTGAGGTTCGTCGGCGGGACGGCCTGCTCGGCGGGCATGTCCTGGCCTGGTTGCCATTGCGTCTTGTCGGTGTTCCTCCCGACATCAGTGACCTGTGGCTGGTCCTGCGCGGGCGAAGGCTTGCGAGCGCCAGTGGGCGTACCCTCACCGTTGCCGTCGGCGGCGATGGCCAGACCGGGGACTGGCTTGGTCTTCGGAGCGCCGGGCTCTTCGCTCGCTGGCATCGTGGCCGGATGCGGCATGATGGGAGGGCCGGAGGCATCGAGCTGGCCAGACTTGGTCTTCTCCTCCTCGACCAGCTTCTCGTACTCCTCAATCCACTCCGAATAGTCGGCCTTCACCCAATCGGGCCATTCGTCCTCTTCGATGATGACATCGAAGTCCATGCCGCTCAAGGCGAACTCGGTCTTGATTCGGATAGCGGCGTTGACGATGGGGTCCGTGGTGAAATACTCGAACGCCAGCAGGTAGCGCTGGACGCGATTGGAGGGGACCTCCAAAATCGGCATCGAGTAGCCACGGAAGGGATAGGTCCATCGCTGGAAGACCTTTCCCTTCTGCACGGGCATGGATGACTTTGAGCCAGCTGGGTCGGCGTACGGGTCTTCGAACCTGTCGCTCGCAGTGACAAGCCTGCCCAGGCCGATGCCTGAGGCCAGGTTCTTCACTCGGTCAAGGAGGGAGGGACTGGGAGCCATGATAGCCTAGGGGAGGATTGACACAGAAAACGCCCTTCACACCCACAAGGCGTTCATGCAAACCCCGAAATACAGACGAGCCCGGACCATTAGTCCGGGCTCAAGTCTGGAGCGTATGCTCGCCGGGCCCTCGGTGCGGGCTAGGAGGACCACTGCTCCTTGAGGGCCACCTTCACCTTGCGGGTCAGGGTCTCAGTGAGCTTGTTCGTGGCGTAGTTCACCTCGCGGTCGAAGTCGTCCTTCTCCTCGCGGTACTCGTCGGCGGTCTTGCCGGAGCGGCTGGGCATGTTGGGCTTCGCGAACTCCTCGATGGAGCGGCGGGCCTCCACGGCGATGCGCTTCTCGGTCGGGCGGATGCCGTTGTCGCGGAAGTGCTCGACGAGCTGGTCGGCGGTGTCGTTGATGACGCTCTGGCTGAAGCGGTAGTCCGCTCCTTTGGAGCCACGGTCGGGGCCCTTGCTCCCACCGCCGCCACCCTCGCCGAACTTGCCATCCTTGCCGCGAGGATGTTTGGATTCGTCCCAATCGCCAGCGGCGACGGCGATGCCGGACGCGGCACCGCTCATGGCCGTGGCCAGGCCCTTGATGCGGTCCTTACGCGGGGTGATGCTCATTGCTTCGTCTCCTTGGGGTCGGCGATGGTGGCGACCAGCACCGCGTCCGCGTCGTCAGTGACCAGCTTGTTCCCGTCCAGGCGCAAGCCGAACATCTCACGGACCTTGGGGTCCGTGAAGTCCGCCTGCTGGATTCCCGACGCCAATTCAGCCTTGGCCATGGCTATTCCTCCTCGGGGTTGTCCCAGCTGTCGCTGGGGAAACTGAAGCTGAATTTCTTGTTCTGGTGTCCAGTGAAGTTGTCCTTCGCCTGGGGGTCGAAAGTGAGGCCGATGGAGCGTTGCACCTTGCCAGCATGGTCGCCGTTGGTGTGATAGATGAGACCACGGCCCTTGTTGACGTGCAACACCGACGTCTGGTCGTTCTTCTTCCCCCACTCCCTTACTTTCTCGGGGGTGACGCCGTTGGTGTGAAAGACCATGATGGTCGGCTCACCGGAGCCGTACTTGCCGACGCAGGGCATGAACGTAGCGCCAGACTTGACCAGCTCCTTGATGAAGCCCCGCATGCGCGTGGCGTTCTCAGCCGTTGACACCGCCTGGCTCATCGGGTTCGCCGCCGTCACCATCGAGAAGTCACCCTTCTCGACGTGGAACTTGAAGGCGTCGTCGCTCATGTTCATGACCATGCCCTCGTTGGCGTTGGGCTGGCCCGACCCGACAAAGACGCCGTCGGAGCCGTCAGGGGAGCTCAGGCCGTTCCCCTTGTGGTAGAGCCAGCTCCCGCTCTTGGTCTCGACCATGTCGTAGTGGGCGCTCTTCTCCTGGCCCTCGAAGTGGGCCTCGTGGACCGGGAGAAGCCCGGAGAACTCGTGGTCCACCATCATCACCTTGTCGTCGCCGTACATGTTGCGGGTGCTGGGCTTGCCGACGAGGTTCTTCCGCTCACGGAACGACAGCTCGCGCATGGTCTTGACTTCTTTAACCACACCACGCTCACCGTCGTGACCCTTCACGTGCTCGCCAGCGCTGGGCGAACCGCCACCAGACCCGAAGCGTCCGCGCTCATCGCGGGGATGCTTGGTCTCGTCCCAGTCGCCGGAGGCCTTAGCCAAGCCCTCGGCGAATGCGGCGGTCATGTTGCGATGTCTTGCCAGTCGGTCCATCGTGTGCTCCTCTGTTAAGAGTGTACACCGCAAACCGGGCTAATAGATGTTCCTCAGCTCTTCCTTGAGGTCGTACAGCTGGCCCTTCGGGACCACGTAGTGCTTGTGCTTGTCCATGTCGCTCTGGTCCACGTTGCCCATGATGAGGGAGACCTTGCCGTCGTGGCCGGACCGGACCTCCTTGACCATCGCCCACATCTTCTTGTCGAAGCGCAGGTTCTTGAAGGCCATGACCAAGAGGGCCATCTCTTCCTTCTTCTTGGGCAGGGTCTTGATGCCGTTCGACCTGGCCACCCGGACCATCTGGTCGGGGCGCAGGCCCTGGAACAGCTTCTTGGCCTTCTCCAGCGTCTCGATGCCCTTGACCAGCTGTTCCTTCGTCAGCACATGCTTAGCCATATCTCCTCCGTTGTAGTGGCATCCGGGGCTGGAATCGAACCAACATTCGCGGGTTCAAAACCCGCTGTCCTACCGTTGAACGACCCGGATATGTAGGAAGCCGCGACAGCACGGCCACCCTGCCAGTCCCTCCTCCCCGATGTCATCAGTCAGGAGGAGGGCTAGGCAGGACGGTCGTTCTAGTTCAGGCTCTGGAGAGCGTGGAGCAGGCCCGTGGTCTTCTTCACCGTGCGCAGGCTCGACGCGATGGGGAGCAGGGCGCGGCCCTCGGCGTCGGTCAGGTACTGGCTGGCACCGTTGAAGAGGTTCCAGGCCGTCTTGTCGCCGTTGTTGCCACGGCCCGTGGTCCACAGGGCCATGATTTCGTCCACCGACTTGCGGCCCACGTACTCCTCGATGAGCTTCTTCGCGTCGTCGTCCTTGACCTTCTTCTCGGTCATGGGCTTCAGGAGCTTCACGGTGTCGCGGAACTTCGACACCGTGTCGGCCAGGGCCTGCTTGAAGTTGAGCGCGTTGATGGTGTCGCTCACCCGCTTCGTGTGGGCTTCCTTGATGTTCAGGACGTGGCCGTCGAGGAAGATGCCGGAGCCGTTGGAGCAGAGCAGGCGGAACGCGCCCACGACCAGCTTGAAGGACTGAGTGCGGTCCAGGCTGTTGATGAACTCGGCCTTCAGGCGGAGGTTGTCGCCCTTGGCGATGGAGACCTCTTCCTTGCTGAGGATGTTGACCGAGACGCGGCGACCGTCGCGCTCGACCACGGTGCGCTTCAGCTCGAAGTCCTTGCCCAGCACGTCGAGCATGGGCTCGATGACCGCGCTGTGGGGGACCAGGCCGTAGGTCTCGCCGACCCAGGCCAGGGGGACGCGGTTGTCCTGGCGGACGACGACCATGCCGGGGATGCGCTTCCCGTCCTTGGTGAACGCCTGCTCCTTCTCGACCTTGAAGTTCAGGGCCTTGAGGACCTGTTCGGGGGTCGTGGTGTCCTTGCTGACTGCGAGTGCCATGATGTACTCCTATTTCAGAGGGTTAGTTGAGGTTCAGGGTCTTCTTGAAGTTGCTCTCGGTGCCCGCCGTGAGGCGGTCGTTCAGGCGGATGTTCCGGCCATCTTCGACACCGTCGTTGATGGCGCTTCGGTCACTCAGGTTCAGGTCGCGTGATGATTGCTTGGTCTCGCCGATGGTCTCGTTCTTGTACCGGATGAGGCCCTTGTCATCGACGACGATGAGGCCTTCCTCCTTCTTCAGGCGAGCACGGTCGGCTTCGAGCGCCATCTTCAGGCCGACCCACAGGCCGTAGTAGTAGTCCTTCTTGCCTTCGATGCCGCGCTTGCCCATCTGGCGCTTGTACTCCTGCCAGCACTCGTCGAACTTCTGGCGGATGCGGCCCCACAGGAACTGGGCGATGGCGACGTTCTCCTTCTTGCCGACAATCATGTACTGCTGGGCGTAGGTGATGCTGATGACATCGACGAAGAAGAAGGTGGAGAGGATGTCGGCGATGTACTTGCTGTCGATGCGGAAGTCGTAGGCGCGACGCTCGGTCGTGTAGTCCTTGCGGTCGTACTCCTTCCGGTCGTCGTGCTCAGACGCGGTGATGTTGTACCGCATCATGAGCTCCTGCGCCTTGGCCAACGCCGCGTTGGCCTCGTTGGGGTTGGGGCTCTTGCTCAGGCGCAGAAGCTTCGCGATTTTTTCGGCGATGGCTTCCTTGTCCACGTTCTCCATTACGACCTCCGATTTCCGCCCCGGCCCATCCGGAGCTCCATCTGCAAAAAGTATAACACGAAAACGTACCACGCGTCAATTATCTCTTCGACCCGCTCCTCGACGTGGTCCAACGGGCATACCCGTCGAGGATGTACCCTTCGAACGCCTTGACCTGACCCGGCACGGGGTAAAAGAAGTCCACCGTGCCACGGGCCGTGGTCTCACGCGAGGGAAGGATGAGGCGCGGCTGTTGGCCAGGCTTGTGGGCGATGCGGATGCCCGTAAGCCGGACCAGCCCGCCGACCGTCACGTTGACCACGGCCACGATGCCGCGTCCGCTGTTGTCGCGGATTTGGTGGATGTCGATGTCAGAGAGGGGAATCACGGTTTTACTCCTTGTGGCTGGTACTTCAGGCAGGCTGGGCAGGTCACGCGCTTCCAGCTGTCGGTGTAGTTCCCTTTGGTCTTCTGAGCACAGACGGCCCAGTTAGAGCTGTGGGAACTGCGTTTGTGCCGCACACGCTTCTTCATAGCTCTTCGTCCGTGTAGTGTTCGAGGTACACACCGATGTACGGTAGGTTCGTGTTCGAGACGATGGCGTAGTCCTTGCCGTCGATGTGGACGCGGTCGATGACGGCGCTCGAATCCCAAACCCTCGACCTGGCGACGTCATCGGTCGGTTCCATGCTGACGCCCCTGGCCACCAGGTTCTCGATGAAGTGCTTGGCGCTGAGGGCCCGCGCCATGTGGGCATCGGTCGCGGCCTCTGGTCCCTCGGCGTAGTAGATGGTGAAGTACACCAACGCCATGGCCTAGCCCTCCTCTTCGTCGTCCTCGTCGTCGTCGCCCTGGCAGGTCCCGTCGCACAAGGCGGACCCACACTTCTCGCAGGCTTCGTCGTCCTCGTCCTCGTCCTCGTCCTCGTCCTCGTCCTCGTCCTCGTCGTTCGGGAGGTTGCCGACAGCTTCCTGGACAGCCGACTTGTCCAGGTCCAGGTCGTCAACGCCCAGGTCGTCGATGATGTCGGCGCACAGCAGGATAAGAGCGCGGCGAGCCTTGTCCTCGGACGGCGACAGGTTGCTGTCGAAGGCATGCTCGTAGCAGTCGCGCAGGTCGCTGAGGGTGTTCTCGAAGCGGCAGTAGCTCATGTTGCTCATTGTGGTCTCCGATTGAGTGGGTGGTTTAAATCATCTGGCCAGCGTGGATGAGCCTCGCGATGACGCCCTTCTGTTGCTTGTAGCTCAGGCCGTTGAACTTCTCCAGCTTCTCGCCCTTCAGGACACGGCGGAGCTGATTGATGCGAGTGATGAAGAACAGCTCGTACATCTTCTGCCCGCATTTGTTGTGGACGCCGTGGGTCTGGGCATGCGCGGGGTCGTAGTCCTGGTTGTCGAGCGGGGTGTCGGCGACGTCGTTGCCGCAGACGGTGCAGGGCAGGGTGCGGACGATTTCAGCAGTGGCGTTCATT